GGCTCAAGGGCCGCATTAAGATTACTTGTGTAAGTAGTCGTGCTAGACGGCCCACCGCCGCCCCCTTCAAGGGTCATGCCATACTTGCTATGGGGTTGAAATGCCCGTTCGGGCAACATGTCTAGATGGTCATATCTCATATTTGCACTTCCACTAAAGTGGATACAGGTTCAAATCCTCGGCGCTTTAGCATACGCGCCACAGATTCTCGACAATACGCTTGGACTTTTGTCGCCCCGTAGGTCTTTAACAACGCAGTGAGTTGGTAAAACTCATTTTCTCCCGTGACTAACTTCCCACCAGTCAAGGTTATAACTGCAACCCTACTCATCGGATAATTCATAAACGAGACTGTTGCAGCTCCTTTAATTATCCCATCTTCTACTGCCACTACCAACAGCCAAGTGCCATTAGAAATAAAACTTTGCACATGGTAGATGTTGTAGCAACCATTCCAGTTTGGTACTTCTTCAACTTGCTCTTCACCTTCAAGCAAGCTTTGCTCCAAGTAGTCCCTTACTTCTGGCCATATTACAGCCAAGTAATTAGGATCTATTGCTTGCAATTTGTTAGCCATCCAGCAGCCCGGCAATTCCCGTATCTACATCACCACCTTTAGCGTATGCATACACTGGCTCGCGCGGGGGATTAATACCAATACGCCCGCCAAACCTAGGCGGAAGAACGCGTGGCATGCCGCCCATTCCACCAAAACCCATGAACGGATTAAACCCACCATACGGGTTCATCTGACCACCAAACGGGCCTTGGAATCCTTGAGGCTGGTAGTTTTGATAGCGGCTCAAATAAATTGGCTGAAAAAACTGTTGCGACTGAATGTTTTGACCATTCCCTCCCGCCTGCGGAGAGTAGGGCACAAATACCTGACGAGTGCGGGGGTCATACCCCTCTACTTCTTGATTATTAATTCCGTAGGCTGCATTTATTGCTGCCCCATAGCCGCCGCTGGAACCACCGGAGCGCCTAACCTCGTCTCCAGTTGCTTCTCGATAGTAACCCTGTTTGCCATCCACAGTAACAAGCTCCTGACCTTGAGGGCCAGTCGTGGGCGCAGCCACCGATGCAACCGCTTGGCTAGGATTAAAAGGGCGACCAGTAGGGCCGGGACGGAATTGTTGGGTGTACGCCTGCTCGTACTGTTGCTGACGCTGAAATTCAGGAGAGCCAACAAAACCAGAAACAAGCTGTTGACCGGTAAGCCCTCGATTGGCCATCTGATCTTGCCATCCTGCTGCGCCAACATCATCAGCTGGGCGACCAAGAATACGAGAATACGCATCGCCAACAAGATTGACTACATCACCAGGAATACCTCGTGTATCGGGGGGCGAAGCCGGCATCTGTTGAAACGGTTGTGTTTGAAAAGGGCCAGTGCCTGTTGCGCGCATTCCACCAAACATGCCGCCCAGTGAGTTTTGAATAATAGAATTAGTAAACCCACCTAAACCACGACCAGAATATTGCGCTGGCGTGGGCTGAGACATAGTCTGCCCGGTTCCCATTCCTTGAGATGAAGAGCCTCCACCAGCCATATTTATCTCCTTACGCTGGCAAGAGCTTGCGGGCTTTGCTGTCTACAGCAACGCGATTCTTGCCGGTGGTTTTGTTGCGACGAGACTGAACCCGGTTCATCATGGCGTAGAGTTGGCGAGCGCCAGCATCAGTAGAACCGTTGCCCAATTCAGACACAATACGTGCCGGCACAACAAATTCGCCATCTGCAAGGCGAGCCGGCTGTCTACGACCAATCTGTGCGGGGATGCTGTCCGACACCCCATCGCCCGGACCTTTCAGCAAGCGCCCACCATCAGAATAAGACCCTAGATCCGAGATGCCACCACTGCGCATCATAATGACCGGGTTGCCAGGCATACGACTGGTGTTGCCCACATCCAGATCAGTGATACCCCCTCCGTTGTTATAGGCCGGACGGTAGATGCGAGGGTCAAACTTGTAGTAGGCAATATTATCCATAGCACGCCGCATTTCGGGGGAAACGGGCGGCCCATCAATCTTTCCTGGCTCAAACATTTTGGATAGAGCGGTACTGCCCGCAATACCTACCCCAATCTTTTCTCCAGTACCAAGAGCTGCATATTTATCCATCAGCCCCTTAAGAAAATTGGGCTGCGCAGCAGCACCCGCTGTTTGTCCGACCACGTTTGCCCCGGCACCAGTAAGGCTGGGAGTAACGCCGGGGGCCACACTTTGCACAAGACTGGGGGCGCCAGTTCCGAGTCCAGAGCCAAGCGTGCCTAACCCAGACCCAGCCGCATTAGCGCCCACGCTCCCAGCTACATTAGCTCCAGCAGTGCCTACAGTATTAACTGCAGCACCAGCACCAGCACCAGAACCAGCACCAGCACCAGCACCTGCTCCACCCCCAGCACCTGCGGCACCGCCAAAGGCACCGCCAACGCCACCAAGAGCTCCGCCAAGTAGCGCGCCTTGTAGTGGATCTTTACCAGTAAGAAGAGCGCTGCCACCACCGACGGCTGCCCCAATTAGTGCTGCTTCTCCAATTCCGCCACCAGCCATAACAACCTCCTGTAAGTGCCTAAATCTTAGCGTTGTTTCCGCTTATAGTCTATGGCGTAACTGTTCCCGAACTGCCACTACTTGTAACGCCTGTAAGATAAACCACATTTGTTGCCGTCTTGATTCTTAGCATCTGGCTTCCAGCCTGCACGCCGTCTTGCGTATCTCTGTATACATCACCCAGTCTAAGAGTATTAAAGTCTGCTTCTGTTGGCAAAGTATTGAGATCAATATTTAATCTTGCTATGTCAATCTGCTGTACTGCGTTAATTCCAGTAAAAAACAAACGCAGAAGGTTGTTAAGCTGATCTTGATACTGCTGGCTGTATTCTTTTGGCGCCAGGGCAAGATTGGGGACGGTTTGATTTTTGAAGAGGGGCATCAGCGTCTGCCGTCAGGTCTGATATCGATTCGGGGCGCACCCAGCTGCCAAGTAGTCCCCACTTGATCAGATTCAATTTCAAAGATCAACTGACGCCCACGGGCACGGGTATAGATCTGCCCAGTGAACTCTTCGGTAATAACATATGTGCTGCCCTTTGTTACGTTGGCGGCGGCCGAATTCCCTGTACCAGAACCCGAGTTTTGCATCGGGTAGAGCGTCATCGTTACTTTTGGTGCATCACCGTTCGGCGCATTGCTTGAGCTTTCAAAAGTAATGTCTGGAAGGATTCTCCAAACATAACCAAAATTATGACCGTCATTTATGTCGAACTCAGATGAAGAAATGTATGCATTAATAGCGGCTGGCGTGCCCGTCTCGTTATCATCTACACCGTCTTCGTGCTGCACTAACAAATTGTTGTATGTAGCAGCAATAGGGTGCGGCAGTAGTCCAGAATCAAGCCATGCAGAACGGCCAATGGTGCCGTAGTACCAGATATCCTCAAGGTAGTTGTAAACCACATATCGATCCGTATTGCTACTGTTGGCAGACGGATAGAACCACCATACTTCGTTGAAACCTTCGTTGGTCCCTGCGTAGACTTGCTGCGCCTGACTCATATTGAAATCAGCAAACACATGGCGCCGTAGGTCACATCTTAGTGTTTGTACGCGGCCATCATATTTGTAGAACTTATCTACGCCCATCCAGTAGATAACCCCAGAGGCAATTACAGCCGCGTTGGGACCAATGATGGATACGTTGTCACCCAAAAGCTGGACACCCCATACCAGCGGTGCACCCAGGTATTGCATCGAGTAAAGCGCAGAGTCAGTAAAGACGTTGATTTCTTGTCTGGTTTGTATTGCCGCAACAATTTCTGACCCATGAGACAAACGCAGGCTTCCGGCTTGGTTTGTAATAGATGGAGACCAGGTGAATGGATCTTCTTGGTCGGACCACCTAATAAGCATTGGGTCAAGCACCGTGCTGCCATAGTCATTAGTGCCAAACACAATCACAAATCGTGAGCTGGCCGACACTGTGGTAGTTAGCTGGAATAGCGGGCAGTCTGCATCTGACAAATCAAACAGATCCAGCCCTCTAGAAGAAACGCGATGCGTACCAGACCCTGCGCCAGACGTTGTTATTGAAGGCCCATCGTATGTGTTGGACACCTCAAACGTATTGGCTGAAGAATTAACCACATAGTAGATATTGCCTACAGTAAGGCCAGTAGGTAGCGCTCCTGTAGTAGTAAATGT